TCCTTGCAAAAACGAATCTGACAAATCATCTTTTTTTTTATGACCGTTAAAATAAGCAATATGATCATTAAATCTAAAATCTAATGTTAAAACTCCTAAACATTTTGCTATTCCTAATTTTTTTCGATCGGTGTATGTTTGTTTATCTATATCATTGCAATCTTTCAGCTTATTGGATGCTGATATAAATTCTATGTGTTCAACATTTAAATTTGACATTATAAAATATTGTACAATCATTCCCTGAATAGTTTTCATTCTTATTGCCAATGGTCCTATTTGGTTTTCTATAATAACATAATTTATTTTTCCCTCGTCTTTAAATATCTCATTAAATTTATTCTTTAAATTTAAACCGATATTAAACAAATCTACATCGACTGCTTTTTTGCTTTCAATTGGTTCAAAGTAAGTTTTATAAATATGTTCATTGATTAAATTAGCTAAATCTACTTTTTTTACTTTGGGGTGATATTTTATATTATGACTATCTGCTATTTCATATAGCTTAGCAATTTTCAATTTATTAATTGTCGATGGCTTATTTTCTGGTTTTGGTATTTGATATTGTTGTTTTTTCGAGTGTTTTAGACAAAAGCACGAGTTGTCTTTTTTAAACTTGGCTGGTTTATTACATATTACATTTTTTTCAACAAACCCGCAATGTAAAGTTTCTTCTTCGGCTAAGTTAACAACATCCCATTTTGTCACTGTAAAATGTTCTGCGGCAGTCGACTTATGAAACAAGCAAAATGCCAAATTTTTAATACCAACGTCAATCGATAAAATTTTCATAATATATAATTCTATTAAAACTTATTTATTATGTTTTGTTATTATCTTTAATTTTAGTTCATTTTAACTCCGGGAAGATTAGCCGTATTAATTGACGGAGATACTAATCTAGCATTTAATTGTTGACTAGTTAAATATGGATTTTTTAAGTCAGAATCGCAATAACCAAAACCAGGTCTGCTAGTATCAAATGTTCCCTTAAAAGTATAAGGAACATTGCTTGATGGCGTAGCATTTGTATCATAATGAGGGTCTAACCCTAATGTGTAACAAGCTTCTTGAGTATTATAATTCATAACTTGTAACCCATTGTTTTGAAGAAATTGACGATATTGCCAATTAGATTGAATGCCTTCTTTACGTTGAATTCTCTCGTTAACTACAGCGTCTGGTTGCCATTGTGACCATGTACGTGAGTCAGACATTATTGGAGGGAAATTAAAATCTATATTATTAGAACCACTATAGCACGTGCGCCATGACATTATATAATTTATATTTATAATAAAATTTATTCAGCTCCTAATAATTTAAGTAAATCTGGTTTCTTTAGTTTTTGGGCATCTGAATTATTTGTTAAACCTTTTTCAACGGCAATGCTTCTAAGTTTTGGCAATTGCAACTTTTTATATTCAATATTTTCAGATTGAGATTCTTCTCCTAAATTGATTGAAATTGTTTTTAATTCAGAAGCAATTGACTCTTGTATATCTTCTTTATGTGGTATAACTTTTACTTCATCGTACTTAAGACTTAACATCTCTTCGGTATATTCTTCGCTTATTTCAGGAATCTCGTCAAGTTCATCTAAAATAGCTAAATCATCGTCTGGTTCAAAATCTAAATTATTTTCTTCTTTGCAACATGTTATATCATCGTCTTCATTTTTATCTGAAATGTTTAACTTAATTACTTTAATATTTTCTAAATCTTCGTCGTCACTTTCTGAATTACTTTCTTCGTCATCTTGTTCGTCATCTTCGTCCAATTCTGAATCGCTATTATCATTATATTCTGATTCATCATCAGATACTTCAATAAGTGTTTCATTAATTTCTTCATTGTTTTCTGTTTCTAAATTTTGTTGCACAAATAAAAATGGTGTGTTTCGTGGATCAGGTGTTTGTTCGCTTTTAACAGTTGTCATTGCTAAATGATTTAATCCTGCTTTTACGCCATGCATATCTTCTGCGAGTGTTGAAACTAGACTTAACATAGACGCAATTTTATGATTTTGATCCCGCATTTTTGACTCGAAGTAGACAACCACGAGAGCAATAAAAAGCGCAACTATTCCTAAAATAATAAAAAACGATGGATTAAATAAATCTGCTAAGGATGCCATTTTATTACAAAAAGAATATATAAATTAATTTATTAACTAACGAATTAATTTATATTTTAATTATTTGTTTCATCAATAATTTCTTTTGGATAGTTCATCTGTTTCAATACCATAATACCACCTTTAATATCTGAGATTCCATCAGCTAATAGATATTTGTGTATTAATTTATCTCCTTCGTTTTTTGTGACCATTTTATAGTTAGTTATATTTTTGGTTTTTTCTAGTGGTTTACATATTTTTATAAAATGAGTAGTTAACATACAAGTTACATTTTTATGTTTCGTAATATACTTCATAAACGCAGTTGCGCTTTGTTCTGCTTCTTCTGGATTTGTCCCCGAATATAATTCGTCAAAAGTACAAAAATGTTCGTCTTTCTTATTAGCATCAATCATATCTAAAATTTCTTTACATCTTCTTGCTTCAGCTTGAAATAAACTATCGCGTCCAGATGTGTCAGGAATATTTAAATAACAATGTAAATGCTTAAATGGTTTGACTTTTGCTGAATCGTAAAATCCGCAACCAAATTGCTGTGTCAATAAAATGTTAATTAATGTTGACTTTAAAATGGTTGTTTTTCCTGACGCATTAGGACCTGTAATAATCATATTGTTTTTAAATTTAATAGTGTTGCGAATAGGATTTAAGTTTTTCAAATTTGCGTTATAACTATTTTTAAAAAATGTTTTCTTTGAGTTTTTCGTAAATGTAGCAAAATTTATTTTTCTTTCTACAATATTATCTTGTAGCCCTTTTAAACAATCTATATAGCCATTAAATCCCAGTGAATACATTATAATACCATCATATAGCGTATCTGTATGTAGCTCATAAAAACATTTAAATACGTACCCTATTTCTTTTATTTTACCAAAATTGAACATGTTATAATCAGTTATAGTTTTAATTTTGTTCTCAAATTGTCTAAGTCTCTCTAAGTTTATCCGAATTTCATTATTAAATCTATCATGACTATTTAATTGGAGAGAATATTTTAGATAATTCTCCATTGAATTGATAGTATGATTTATATAAATTCTTATTTCATTAAAATCATTGTGTATTGTTTTCATATTATTATTAAATCTCACGCATACCATGAAATTTTGATATATAGAAAATAAATAAAATGCTGCTGAAACTAGAATATAAATTTTTTCTTGACCATTAATTTCATTAAAATTAACAACAAAAAGCTTACCAATCGCATTTTGTCCAGCAACTATTTTAAGTATTTCGATATATTCATTTATTGTTATTTGCAATCCTTTCATCTTTATAACAAAAAAAGGAATAATTAGTATTATAATTGGGACTAGCAATGATATAATAGGCGATAGTAAATTATATATACTCATAAACTGTAAAAACCATTCTGACCTATTTAAGAACTCTAACATTTCCCATTCAATGAAATAATATCTCTCTTTAAATCCTGCATCAATCTTTACTTCATTCCAAATATCAACTATATTTTTATAATTTGTTGAATAATCTGTATATTTAACTCCCAATGGTTTATATTCCTTTAGAAGGTTCTGATTATCCTTTATGAACTTTACATCTGTAGTGTAATATTTAACTAGCTGTTGATTAAGTTTTTTAGAAACATCATTATCATTGTCAAAGCAAAACGTATAAATTGGATTACACGATGTGTCAACAGTTTCAACTAGTTCTAAATCATTAATAATATTTTTATTTACTTCTATTTTTTCATCGTTATAATAAATAGGAACCTTAAAATAGTCATTGATATCATCGATTTTTGAACTCATTATATTTTATAAAGAAATATAATGAACTAATTTTACGAATAATGATTTAATGAATGTCAATTATTTTTATTATTTTATTTTATTATTTTATTACCATTTTGATCTTAAACATTCCTTAAAAATGTCACGTCAGCAGGAAGTTCTTGAATTTGGGTTGAATAATGTTCTTCAATTCTCTTTAGAAGTTGGACATCACGACGAGTAATAAAATTAATTCCTATGCCCTTTCTTCCCCATCTA